GCTTAACGATGCTCATTCCGTCCGTTGTAGTTAAATAAATAACATCCTCAATCGGTAACGTTTCAATCTTATTGTCGTCATATTCGAATTTATACCCGTCAATTAACCCACTTACATCCATTTGCTTAAGCGTTTTACCGCTTGTCATTATCTGGATCTTATTTGAAGGCAATGGAACGAATAAATTACGCTGATTCATAACCCTTAATGGACAATAACCGAATGCATTTGAGTATAAAGCGTCATTAACTGCCAAAGAATAAACAACATCGGACCAACTTTGAACAGGATTAGGTCTTTTAACCATGTCCAAAAACCAATGATCCGTTATTTCCTCGTTATTGCTGTCATATAATTTTGGAATATTACTGCTCATCATTGATGCGCGTTTGTCAATAACGGCTCTGAACTCTGGTATTGTTAAAAACCATTCCCAAGCGTTATTTGTGTCAATCCATATTGCGTTTTTAACTCCCCAAACCTGATTTTGTATAGGTCTAAGGCGGTTAAATTGATTAATAAATCTGTTTTGTTGTCCCGAATTGACTCCGAAAAACGAATCCCAAAAATTAATTTCCATTCTTTATTGATTAGAATTTAAGCAAAGTTACGACAAATTTTTAAACATTGATTGAACAAAAATACTTAATCCAGCTAAACAATCTGGAGCGTCATCGTTTTTATTCTTTCCCTCCTTACTAAAACTCAGTACATTTTGGATAAATAACTCACTTTGATTGTCCCCGTTACGCACAAAAATCATTGAATTCATGATGTGTGCTGAACTCATTATAATCCTAGTGATTTTGTTTTGCGTGTTATGGACTTGTAATATTCGTGTTTTTGTCTGTGTTTGCAATTGACGTGAAAACATTGCACCCATACTGTTCGATTCAACCCTACAATAAGTTACCTTCCATTTGTCTAATAATGCAGCCGTTTGTGGTATCGTAATGTCGGTGTTATCTCTAGTCATTAGGTAGTCAACTATAAACAGCTGTTTTTTAATAATTGCACAAATTGCAACAGACGTATAATCAGTACCTTGATCAGAAACGTCAACGTAGCCAAGACAACCCTCAATAGGGTTAGATTTGTTTATTTCTTCAAACTCATCTTTAGTCAAGAAATTAAGGTCATGGAATAGCCTACCTTTCATGTCTACGGGTTGCTGTTGGTATTCAGCCTCCCAAATTTCAGGTGCAGTTCGTTTCTTTTTTTCGATATATTCAGATGTTGTCAATACGTCCTCACAGAATGACTCACCTGCATCGTTCATAGCGCTTACAATGATTGATTTGTCGTATATCTTTGATTCAATATTGCGGCCTATTACATCATTAAGGCTCCAACGTGTACCTATATCAATCCTGGCACAACCGCTTTCAAATCTACTGTCATGTGTTGATTCCTTCCATTGATTGATTCTATCGTTTACAGTGTCACTTAATGCGTCTTCAATACCTCTATAAAGGTCATCCGTTATTGCGACATTTGACGCTCCAAACCCAATAATTGTTCCCCCAACTCCGGCTCCAAAATAACCTACTTGTTTACTTGTATTGGTATTCCATCCTTGTAGATTAGATTTGTCATCTGATAACGTAACATTGTTGAAAACTTTACGGTATTTATCCGATTTTACGATTGCCCTAACGTCATAACTGAATTTAAGGAATAGCGTTGCGGTGCAAGTGTTACGCATTACTGATTTATCAGGGTTACGACCAATGGTCCAGGCACAAAATAATGACGTTATGTAACTCTTTCCAGCTCTAGGAGGCATTGAAACGGATAAACTTTTGATTGTTTTTTCCTCAATCTCTTGGAATGCGTCCGCTATCTCTTTGAGAAAAGGTCTGTTATTAAAGAAAATAGGATCATAATAACAGCAAAACTGCCATAACTCTCGTCTTGATAATTCCCTTTTGAGCAAGTCTTTTGCGTGTGCCTTTCTCTCATTCATCTTCGTTTAATAAGTCCTTTAATTCATCCGTAGTAAGGTTGGATAGGTCTATTTCGGTGTTCGTTTGCTCTATTTGTTGAACGGGTGCGCCATAAGCCGAATCCAAAACAGCCTTATAAGCGTTTGTATCTTCTTTTTCGATTGCTTTATTGATTTGGGCTAAATGCATTTTTAGTTCGTTGTCGTTTAAGGCTAATAATTCCTTTAAAATTGTGCTTCTATTGCGCACTCCCTTGCCTCTTCCGTTTGGATTTGCATTGTTATTTTTACCGAATGGTTTTAAATTATCCTCTTTTGCCATTTTATCACGTTATTTTCACGTTATTTCAATCTTTCTTTTTGTAAGGAACAACCCTATTTCAATAATCCTTTCTTTTAGTGCAATTACACGTTTTAATGACGCTTTTTACCACTTTGGCTATTCCAGTTGCTTCGAGGATATTCTCTACTGTGTCCCCTAGTCCTTTAGGTTTTTCCTTTAATCCCATGCTTTTATTGCGTCTCTTATGTGCTTTCCAAATCCTAGAGTGTCCATTTCCCTTCTAAACTTTCTGTTTTGCGTGTAATCGACTGTTAACTGTGCTGAAAGGCTTATCATTTCTTTCTGTGCTTTACTCATTAGCTTAACGCATAATTTTGAGCGTAATTTCTTAAATAATTTCATCTTTTATACGTGTTTTTGCAGAATGTTTCAAATCTGTTATTACAAAAGTGATTCCTCATTTTAGGCTCCATAAGTCTAAATACTCCCCAGCTTAATTTGCGTTGCCATTGTGTCAGTTGCTTACTATATTTCATCTTTTCGTGTTTTAATCGTCTAGGTCCATGCAGTAAATAGGCTCATTTGCTCCTAGATTTCCACATCCGTACGTTTGATTAAACAAATCTATTGCTTCAAAGTAATCTATTCCCTCTCTCTGGATCAATTTAACAATTTTCTTTACTGAATATATCGGTAAATCACTTGAAAGGTCATAACCTAGAATACAATTGTCGTATTCCTCAGGCATTTTTCGTTCCGCACTTCCGCTGATTTCGTAGTAATCTCTCAAAATAATAGTCTAAATAGTGAATAAATGCCGTAAATCAGTCCGAATGATATAACCCTGACAAATGAAGACGTCATTTCCTTTTGACCGGTAAACCATGCTTTAATTTTTGGTTGTTCTAACCATATTAAAAAAACTAATAGGAATCTGTCAAATACAAATATTGCTGTAAATAATGGGATTAATATAAGCCCTAAAATTTTACGCATTTTCTGTTTATTCGTGTTTTTCATAGTACAAATGTATTAATTTTCTGTTGAATTTCGTAAAAAATAGATGTAATGGAGGTGTCCGATAGTTAATGTTCTGAGGATTTCTATTCCATTGCGTCTGAATGCTATTATTAACCTATGCAAATCAATATCCGTATAAACGCATACCGCTGGGAGCAAATCGTAACTAAACTCTATCGAATAACCGATTACTGTTTCGTCTTTTTGAGTTTGTATTACAATTGTTGCAATCCATTCCTCAGTTGGTATTCCATTTCGATATTTAGCGCATTGATTCACTCGTTTTTTGCGAAAGATAATGTTTTTTATTAAAAAATCAAATTGCTTTTTACTTTTGCTAAATTTAATTTTCAAAACCCCTATAAACAGGGCGTTTCAGAGCGTTCAAAAAGTTTTTATTTCAAAGTATAAACTTTACTCAACCACTTTGAAAAAACGAAAGTATAAATTGAAAGTACACACTTCATCTTATCACTTTACAAAAACACTTTTTAATTTTGAAAGTATAAAGTCAAAGCATACACTTTACAAAATGACTTTTCAATTTTCAAAGTATAAACATAAAGTACTGGCTTTACAAAATGACTTTTGATTTTCTAAAGTATAAAGTCAAAGTACTAACTTTTGAATTGCACTTTTTATTTTACAAAGTATAAAACCAAAGTGTTGACTTTAGTAAATGACTTTCAAAATTTAAAAGTAAAAACTCAAAGTATAAAGTTCCTCAACACACTTTGTAAAAATGAAAAATTCACTTTTTAAGAAGCCCATAAACAGTGACTTGTAGCGTGTTGTTTTTTCTGTTTTCTTGAATTATAAAAAGTAATTTGATTTTTAATGATTTTTCAATA